AGGTGATGGAGATCATCATCACGGATGTCAACGGTACGGGAGGCGCCTTGCCAGCCGGGCAATGGCGGCTCTTGCAGGACAGCCAGCGCCCCGCTGTGGTGTCGGTTGGATCGGCTCTCCCGGCGGTGCCGCCGGGCGGTGAGATCCGTGTCCGGTTCAGGGCCGGTTTCTCGGAGAGTTTCGGCGGAATCCCCGCCGATCTGCAGCAGGCGGTGCTGCTTCTGGCGGCGCATTACCATGAGTTCCGCCACGAGACGGCGCTTGGCGCAGGGTGCATGCCCTTCGGGGTGACCGCGCTGATCGAGCGGTTCCGCCATCTTCGGGTCGGAGGCGGGACATGAGAACGCCGGTCCTGAGCCGCAGGTTCATCCTCGAACAGGCTGTCGGAGCGACCGATGGTGCCGGTGGGCGGATAGAGACCTGGAGCGGGTTGGGCATGCTCTGGGCCGAGGTCCGGCCCGGAAAGGGCCGCGAGGCCGCGGGGCAGGGCGTGGCGCTGTCGCGCGTGCCGTGGAGCATCATCGTGCGGGCCGCCTTGCCGGGCTCTGCTGCGCGACCGGTTGCGGGGCAGCGCCTGCGCGATGGCGTGCGGCTGTTCCGGATCATGTCGGTCGCCGAGGCCGACCCGGGCGGGCGTTACCTGATCTGTGAGGCCGAGGAGGAGAGCGCCACATGAGCTATGCCATGTCAGCTGCGCTGCAGACCGCGGTCTTTGCCAGAGTGAGCAGTGACCCTTCCGTGGCCGGGCTTGTCGGGACCGCGGTCTTTGACGCGCCACCCCCCGGAGCCTTGCCGGCGCTGTATGTTTCGCTGGGTCCGGAAGTCGTGAAGGACCGCTCTGACAAGTCCGGCGCGGGTGCGCAGCACGAGTTCACCGTCTCTGTCGTGTCGGATGCGGCCGGGTTCGCGGCGGCAAAGGCTGTCGCGGGGGCGGTGTCGGATGCCCTGGTGGACGCCGATCTGCCCCTGAGCCGCGGACGGCTTGTCGGGCTTTGGTTCCTGCGCGCCAAGGCGATGCGCGTCGGCAGTGGCGAGCGGCGGCGGATCGATCTGACGTTCCGAGCCCGGGTCGAGGACGTCTGAAGTTTCAATCATTCGAGGAGGGCGCTGCGATGGCGGCTCAGAACGGCAAGGATCTCTTGATCAAGATCGACATGAACGGCGAGGGCCTGTTCGAGACGATCGCAGGCCTGCGCGCGACGCGGATCAGCCTGAACGCGGCGTCTGTCGAGGTGACCAGTCTGGACAGCCAGGGCGGCTGGCGCGAGCTGCTAGCCGGGGCAGGGGTCAAGACGGCTGCAATCTCGGGGTCGGGGATCTTCAAGGATCAGGCAACGGATGAACGCGCGCGCCAGATCTTCTTTGACGGCCTGATGCCCGTCTTCCAGATCATCGTGCCCGACTTTGGAACGATGGAAGGACAGTTCCAGATCACCTCGATCTCCTATGCCGGGACGCATGACGGCGAAGCCACCTTTGAGATGGCTCTGGCCTCGGCCGGGGCGATCACGTTCAGGTCTCAGTCGGCGGATGTGCCGGCCGAGCCGGAACCGGAGCCCGATCCCGGGACCGATCCCGATCCTGATCCGGAGCCCGATCCCGACCCCGAGGGTGAAGAACCATGACCAACCCCTGGGCAGGTGAGGTTGAGGTCCTTGTCGATGGGCAGCCGCAAGTTGCTCGGCTCACATTGGGGGCGCTGGCTGAACTCGAAGCGCGGCTGGGTGCCGACACGATTGTCGATCTGGTCCAGCGGTTTGAACGGGGTGCCTTTTCATCGCGCGATGTGCTTGCGGTGATTGTGGCCGGATTGCGCGGTGGCGGGATGAAGGTTGCTGCCGATGACCTTCTCGCCGCCGACATAGCCGGGGGGCCCGTCGGGGCAGCCAAGACGGCGGCCGCGCTGATCACCCGCGCCTTCGCGTTTCCGGAATGATCCGCAGGCTCGACTGGGCGGGGCTGATGCGGGCGGGGCTCGTTGGGTTGCGGCTTGCCCCTGAGGTCTTCTGGCGGCTGACCCCTGCGGAACTGATGTTGATGCTTGGGCTCGGTCAGGCCGGCGCGGGTGGTGCGATGCGGCGGGCGAGGCTGAACGATCTGTTGCGGGCTTTCCCGGACAAGGGACCGGTCGGGCGGAGCGGAGGAAAGACGAATGGCTGAGATAGAAGATGTCGACGCACTGACGACGGAGATCGAGTATCTCGAGCGGTCCATGGTGCGCACGGCGGGAAGCGCGGGCGAGCTTGCCGGGGGACTGGGAGAGGTCCAGGGCGGGATGGCGGAGGTCGTCCGGGACCTTGGCCGGCTTGAGGCGGGTTTCTCGGGGGGGCTGCGGCGTGCCATCGACGGGCTGGTGATCGGAGGGCAGAGCGCGAGCGAAGCCCTGACGGCGGCAGCTGAGTCGATGATCAACACCGTCTATCGCAATGCCATGGATCCTGTCACGGACAGGCTTGGCGGGCTGCTTGCCGAGGGGCTCAACAGCGTTGTCTCCGGGTTGATGCCCTATGCAGACGGCGCGTCATTCAGCCAGGGACGGGTCATGCCCTTTGCGCAGGGTGGTGTTGTCAGCGGGCCGGTCGCCTTTCCGATGCGCGGGGGGACGGGGCTCATGGGCGAGGCCGGGCCGGAAGCGATCATGCCTTTGGCCCGCGGACCGGATGGACGGCTCGGCGTCGAGGCCCGCGGCGGCACCCCGCAGGTGCATGTTTCGATGAATGTCACGACGCCAGACGTGCGCGGCTTTGCGCGCAGTCAGGGACAGATCGCGGCGGAACTGGGACGTCTGGTCGGGCGTGGGCTGCGCAACAGGTAGGAGTGAGGGCGATGGCGTTTCACGAGGTGCGGTTTCCGGCCAGTCTGAGTCTTGGTTCGCTCGGCGGACCGGAGCGGCGGACAGAGATCGTGACGCTGGCAAACGGCTTTGAGGAGCGCAATGCGCCCTGGGCCCATGCGCGCCGGCGGTATGATGCGGGGCTTGGGTTGCGTTCGCTGGATGACCTTTCCGAACTGCTGGACTTTTTCGAGGCGCGGCGGGGGCAGCTTTATGGCTTTCGCTGGAAGGACTGGGGCGACTTCAAGTCGTGTCGCCCGTCGCTTGATGCCGGGCCGTTCGATCAGAAGATCGGCACTGGGAACGGAAAGAGCGCGTCTTTCGCGCTTTGCAAGCGTTACGCCTCAGGGGAGGACGCCTATCTGCGCCCGATCATGAAGCCTGTTTCCGGCACGGTGCGTGCCGCCGTGGGCGGCGTCGTGCGCAAGGAGGGGGTGGACTGGGAGCTTGACCCCGTGACGGGGACGATCACGTTTGCAGCACCTCCTGAGTCGGGCGCAGAGGTGACAGCCGGTTTTGAGTTCGACGTTCCCGTCAGGTTCGATACCGACCGGATCCAGGTCTCGGTCGCGTCGTTCAGGTCGGGCGAAGTCCCTGCCGTTCCGGTGATCGAGGTGCGGCTGTGAGTCACGCATTGGCCGCGCATCTTGCGCAGGGACTGACGACGGTATGCCGGTGCTGGCTCATCCGCAGGCATGACGGCATGACGCTTGGCTTTACCGATCATGATGCGCCGCTGCGCTTTGAGGGGGTGACCTTTCGGCCGCAGGCTGGCCTTTCGGCTGGTTCGCTGATGCAGGGGACGGGCCTTGCCGTCGACAATGCGGAGGCGGTCGGGGTCCTGTCGGACGATGCGATCAGCACACAGGACCTGGAGGCAGGGCGCTATGATCGTGCCGAGGTGACGGTATGGCTCGTCAACTGGAATGATCTGGCGCAGCGTCGGGTGGTCTTCGCCGGCACTCTGGGCGAGGTGCGGCGCGGAGATGGAGCGTTTCGCGTCGAGTTACGAGGGCTGACCGAGGGTTTGAACAGGGCTGCGGGGCAAGCCTATGTGCGCCACTGTTCGGCGGTTCTGGGCGATCGGCGATGCGGATTTGATCTTGGTCAGCCGGGATACCGGGCCGAGTGGCGGCCGGTCCGTGCCGAACGGGGTGAGCGGTTCTTCTTTGAGCAGCGTGCAGGGTTTCAGCCCCGATGGTTCGAGCGGGGCCGGCTTTTTGTGCTGTCCGGGTCGGGGGCCGGGCTTGAGGGGGTCATCAAGCATGACAAGACCGACAAGGCGGGCCGCAGGATCATCGAGTTGTGGGAGCCGATCCGTGCCGTTGTCGAAACCGGTGATCTCATCAGGCTTGAGGCCGGTTGCGACAAGCGCGCCGAAACCTGCCGTTCCAAGTTCGCCAATCTGAGGAACTATCGGGGCTTTCCGTCTGTCCCCGGAGAGGATTGGCTCGTGGCCATTCCGGCCGCGCGAGCGGATGTGGAGGCGGGCTGATGCGCGAGGCGATCATTGCAGCTGCGCGTGGATGGATCGGAACGGACTACGTCCATCAGCAGGCCGTGCGGGGCGCTGGTTGTGATTGTCTGGGCCTGGTGCGAGGGGTCTGGCGCGAGGTCTGCGGTGCAGAGCCGGAACGCGTCCCGGCCTATACACCGGACTGGTCGGAAGTGCCCGGCGAGGAGCGCCTCTGGCGAGCTGCGCAGCGCTGGATGACAGAAGTGGGGCCCGGCGCCGCAAGGCCGGGTGATGTGCTCCTTTTCCGGATGCGGGCTGGGTCGGTAGCCAAGCATCTCGGGATCATGAGCGGGCCCGCCGCCTTCATCCATGCTTATTCGGGGCACGGCGTCGTAGAAAGCGCGCTGACCCTTCCCTGGCGGCGGCGAGTGGTCGCGGCGTTCGTGTTCGGAGGGGCTGACTGATGGCCACGATCATTCTGTCTGCGGCGGGCATGGCGCTGGGTGGCAGTGTCGGCGGTTCCGTGCTGGGCCTTTCGGGGTCGGTGATCGGCCGGGCCGCTGGTGCGGCACTGGGCAGGGCAATCGATGCCCGTCTTCTGGGGAGTGGCAGCGATCCGGTACAGACCGGTCGGGTCGACCGGTTTCGCCTGACGGGAGCGAGCGAGGGTGCCGGCGTGGTGCAGGTACAGGGCCGCGTCAGGATTGCCGGGCAGGTGATCTGGTCGGGGCCCTTCATCGAAAAGGCCACCACGACGGGTGGGGGCAAGGGGACGTCGCAGTCGGGGACGACCAGCTTTTCCTACAGCGTCAGCCTTGCCATCGCGTTGTGCGAAGGGGAGATCACGCGGGTCGGGCGCGTCTGGGCCGACGGGGTCGAGATTTCGCGCGATGACCTTGGAATGCGTGTCTATTCGGGGTCGGAAGATCAGCTTCCTGATCCACGAATCGAAGCCGTCGAGGGGACCGGCGCGGTGCCGGCCTATCGGGGTATTGCCTATGTCGTGATCGAGGATCTGGCGCTTGAACGGTTTGGCAACCGGGTGCCACAGTTGAGCTTTGAGGTCTATCGTCCCGCTCCGCAGAAGAGCGCAGCCGAGGCTG